GTCCCCTCCCGATAAATCATCATCATGCCAAAGTGCAACGCAATTTCCTTGCATGTTTCCATTGAGATAACAGCGCCGTCCTCTTCACATATCCTGAAGACATCCTCGGCCCATTCGTCAGTCAGATCTGTTGATTTGGTAAGCATTTTTGAACCTTTCATATCGAGTAATTACTGATTCATTGAACGGGCTAATCGTATCTCGCTGCATGGTCATATTCAAGTTTTTTCTTACCTCTGGGTTAACAAAAGTCCAGCATTCACCGGTGCTTCTGATCCAGCAGACCCATTGCATATGCGCCTCGTCACCGCACTCAATGAGAAACTCCGCATCCGCTATCCCCAGCGGTGTCATCAGCTCGATTGTCGGGTCCAGTCTGGTTACAATTCGGTTTGGCACTCTTCTTCCCCTCGTATTTCTCCAGCTTACGGACCAACCTGCTATTGGCCACCGACATGGAATTGAACTGCGTCCGCAGGCGATCCCGCTCTTTCCTGACAGCGATGATCTCGTCCTTGTATATGTCCGCCTTGACCAGCTCCGCCCGCAGATATGCGTTATCAACCCTCACCTTGGCCAAGGTGGCCTTCAGCGCCTCAATTGCCTCGGTCATCCTTCTTACCCCTCCATTGCGCCCTGATCCGTTTCCAGAAGCGCCGTTTGACCTTTTTCACCTCACCGGCCCTGTGCATGTACCAGCGCCGCGCCCTAGTCAGAAAATCGTATTCATCGCCGCCTTTCAGCTTCTCGCGGTTCCCCATCATGTCAGCGTGTCCATGTAATATTGGGTGCGCTTATCGGCCAACCGTTTGGCAGTCTCCATCTGCTGATCATTTAACTTCAGGACATCTATCTGCTCAAAGGTGATCAGTTCCCACGCTTTAAACTCTTCGGTTAGACTAAAGTTGGATGCTTTTGCCACATCACGCGGGATCGGATGCACCGCAGCAGGAATGGGCTTGCGCTTCGGATCTCGGTCACTCTCCCGCCTGATCGGCCGGTTGCGCCAATCATCGTTCGCGCCCCATTGGAACGGTGTCTTGCCCGTGTATTCAAAGGCATCGATCCGTGCCACATGCCTGACCGTGCTCAGATCGGGTTCAAACCATGGCAACCGTGCCACATCGACAGGCGCTATCGGATCGTCAATGGCGAACCTGAACGCGGTGCCGTCATTATAAACGCCACTGACCCATGCCCACGGGAGCGGGAGTGCCTTCACCGGCATCAGCAGTCCCGGTGTCGTGATTATCGCCGGAGCTGCTATCAGCCCCCTCAGAAATGACCTTCTGTCCATCTGATTTCCCCATTATTGCAGCTTCGTCCTCATCGGCCTTCTCGATCAACCGCTTGGCCATTCCAAGGATTGCCTTGGCCTTCTCATTCCCTTCACCGGCAAATTCCGCCATCTGGTCCGCCAGAATGCCATTGATAGAGCGGAGCAGCTCAATCTCCTTCATGCACTCCGCCAGACCAATCCTGAGCGTTTTGACCGTGTTGGCCATCTGGTGGTTGTCCTTCCAGAGTTCAGCAATTTGCTGGTCTTTCCCCTTTGCCTCACCCATGATCAGTTTCCTTGTCTTCCTTGGATTTTGCCTCTTGCAACGCAAATTCAACAGATTTCCGCTCTAATTCATGGATGAGACCTTGCAACCTGTGCTCTTCTTCAAGCGCCCAAGTTTGATATTTTTTTGCCTGCTCCTCCCAACCAATTAGTGTTTTGACGCAGTGTACGATGTCCTGCTTGATGATATAAATCTCTCGCCTGTCCATGATCATGCCACCTTTGCCGGGCGACCACGCCCGCGCTTTGGTTTGTTGAGGGCATCGAGAATGGACTGCTTGTGCCTATAGATATCGGCCCCCTCTTGTCTGGCGACCTCGGTCAGTTCTTCAATCAACCCGCTCAATTGATCCTCAAATTCGGATCTCTCCGCCTGCTTTACAGCGATTTCCTCGCTCCAAACTTCAATTTCGGCCACCTTTTCAGCGATTTTGCGCTTTAACTCTCCAATCACAGTCACTTCCATGGTCATTCCCCCTCTTTCAGCGCGTCATAGGCAATATCGCCCACCATTTCGATCAACCAGACCAGCTCTTTCGGGTCATCCATCATTGAGCGCCACCATTCTTGAGGCGGTGGCGGGTCTTTCAGCATTTTCCGCTTATGGCATTTGAACAGGATGTTCCGCAGTGCCGTTTCATAGATTTCCTGCTTGTTAGTCATGATACCCCCCTCACCAAGTGTCCACATCAGGGCCGGTAATCCTTTCAGCCCCGTCAATCATCATATCGATGCCGATGCCCAATACAGGCCAGATCAGGCCCATGGCCAAGATCCAGCTTGCCCATTCCAGACAATATTCCTGCCAATCAAATCCCATCTTTCAATTCCCCCTTCAGCGTCTGTTCAATGGTTTCCAGCATGCGGTCATGGGCAGCAAACTGCTCTTCCCGCTCCTTGGTATAGGCGATCAGCGCCTCTTTGGTGCGGAGATATGCCAGATCCAGACATGCCTGAAGCACGGTCTGCCGCTCCAGCATCTGCTCGTCATCCCAGAACGGTTGCGGGATTCTATGCCAATTGACGGCACCATGCATAAGGTCTGACCATTCCTTGGCGGCCTCTAATACCTGATCTCTAGTCATTATCGTCATCTCCATCCGATTCATTATCAATTGTAACTGGTCCCCGCTCGGCAGCGCTCTTTGCCGCCAATAGGGCCTGCTTAACCAACTCCCTCTGCTCTGGGTCGAGGGATTTGACATCAATGGCAACTGCCTGAACCTCCAATGGGTCGCCATCCTTGCCAGAGATTTCTGTGTGCCTGACATCCCGATAGTCTTGGGCAAACCTGCTCTTCAGGGCGAAGATCAACAATGCGGCCGGAACCTTTTCTACCTGTCCCAGAACCGCTGCCTGCATGATCTCTTCAAACCAGACCTGCGCCCCCAACTTGGCCATTTTAAGGGCATCGGAAAAGTCAGGATATCTTTTCTCCCATTCGACTAAAGTATCATAATGGATACCGAGCACGAATGCGATCTTGGCCCTGCTCGCACCGTTCATGCCAAGTTCTAAAACCTTCTCTAGCATCCACTCTGGTTGGTATTTGGTTGGTCTGCCAAATATATACTTTGGTCGTACGACTTTAGGCACATATGCTTTTGAGGCAGGATCTGATCCCACAGTGGCCTGTCTGGCATTGGCCTGCTCTTCTGCCTCAAATGCCTTCAGGGATGCATCGACATCGAGGATGCTGAACCCCTCGCCAGAGTGAACCTTGCCGCTTTTTGGTTTCTTCGCCATACAGCATATTACCTTAACTATCTTGAATTTGCTAGATATTTTGTCATTCAGTGCATTTATTTTGTTAACATAACACAAACTAAAAAAAAGTGCAAATTCCCTGTTGACATGCCCATTGGGCAGGTGTATGGTTCATCCATCATCACTTGTTAAGGAGATTGTTATGTTTACAACGAAAAAGAACGACATCATTGCCATTTCTATCAACCCCACCAAATCAAAACGGGTCAAATATTTTCGCTATTACCTTGCTAAGGTCACCAAAACAGATGGCCACGGGCTTATCTTAGAGGCCCAAAAGATCGGTTCAGACGACAAATATTCCATTGGTGATGACGAACTTGCATTCTTCATGCACATCAATGACCCAGAAAAACAGGCGCTTGCCCGCAAACTGGCAAAACTGTTGGAAAAGGAACCCGCCAAAAACTATTACGAAAAACAACAGCTTATCCGAGATGCCATCTTAACCACCACACCGTAACAGAGGGGGCCACTAGGCCCCTTTTTTATTTGCCCATGCCCAATACCGAGTTTTCAACTGTTCCATAGGCAACAGGCCTGTTTGAGGCACCCAGAAGGCCGGTCGGCCGTTGCTCCACTTGTCGCCCCAATACTGCTGAGATTTGCCGTCTTTGCCAACAATCCACCCTATTAGATGGACATTTGGCAGGTCATGGGTCAGCGCCAGCACATAGGGCAAATTGTCCTTGTCCCGCTCATGCATCCGTAGGACACCATCGGAATGGGGCGTGGATCTTACCTCGATCAGGTCGCCGACATCTGGCACCCGCATGCTGTCAGGCTGCATCGACCAGTAGCACCCAATATATTTAGACACCGCGTATTCCGCGATAGCACCACCCAGATTGGTATCAAACAACCCCTTAGCCGTGTCCGCTCCATAAGCATGCGAACTGCCGCTATACATCCGTGCCGAAGTCCTTTGAAGACCCACATAAGCGGCAAATTCAAATTCCGTCTTTGATAACTGAACTACTTCCACTTTGACTGCTCCTTAAAACATCGTTCCAGTCAAACCCGATCTGATCTGGAATCTTCACTTCTACATCACGCTCAAACTGCACTTTTAAACGATTCGCTAAGGCATATGCCTTTGATTGTCCTGTATAATTTACATCATTATCGCCAAAAATCCAAACCTTTTCCGCCATTTCCGGCGGTATCCACTTTGATAACAATTGCCCATTTACTGCTGCCCACACAGGCATTTTAAACATGATTGCCGCCGATATCGCTGTTTCAATTCCTTCTGCTATCCCCATGACCGGCGCGGCATCCCAGATCCTGATCGCGCACCCCTCCGGCAATTTCCCCGGCATCACCCTTTTAATCACGCCGACCGATTCGTTCTTCCTCCCCTCCCGTGTCAGCGCTGTCAGATGGACATTGACCGCCATCCCTTCGACATCGTGGACCAGTGCCACCATACCGCCCGAATTTTCCCTGATTGATTTAGAGGCCCAAGGACGGCCAAAGCGGGCTGAGTGGTATCGACCTACTGGCGACATTGGCGAGGGCTGCCACGCGCCTTCCCATGCGTTCCTGATGGCCCTCTGTTGGGCAATCTCGTCCCGCTTCTCCTGCGGCATGCTCCTGACGGTGTTCCACAGGCCCTGAATGTGCTGGGCAACATCCTTGAACGGTTTACCCGAAACCTTTTGCGCCAACATGAAACCATCTCCGCTTCCGCACTGAGAGCAAAAATATGTTCCCAACCCGTCTTTGTTGTCGAACCTAAACCGATCCTTGCCCCCGCAGATCGGGCACCCGCAGTGCTTACCCGTTAGATGGGCTGGGGTAATACCGAAATGCGGTAGAATGCTCTCCCATCTTCCGCGTGCCAAATCCCGTGCCGGTGCTTGTTTGAGCATTCGATTTCTCCCGCTGTTTTGCTTTGCGAATGTTGTAGTGCTTGATCCATGCCTCGGTCTCAAGAGTGATGCCGGGCGCTTTCTTGTCAATCAAATTCCGTGGCCAGACACCAAGACGCGCCTTGTACGCGTGCGCCGCCCAGCCCTGTTTGTAACCGCGCAGGTGGCAATGAAGCAGCAGCTCCTCCCAAAAGGTCTGCTTACGGTTCGGGTGCCATTCCTTCGCGTTGTATTTCTTTTTTGCGCCATCTTGCACCAGTTCGTGCAATTGGCCGTCTAAGACTTCCGTCTGATCCACGGCCTCCGCCTTAAACCCGCATGAGGGGCAGGTCGAGGTCTTGGGTGGCCGCAGGAAAGCGCACTTCGGGCATTCCTTGGGCAACGGGGGCTGCCTGAGCGCCGTCTTGTGGTTCTTTTGGCCGTTGTGCAGCTCCACATGGTGGATGTCGGTCACAAACCCCAACCGGATCGTGGTGTCGGAATGGTCCAAGATCAGGCAGTGGTCCTTGCCCGGCGCTGGGCGAAGGCCGCGCCCGATCATTTGAACATACAGCATTTCCGACTTGGTTGGCCGTGCCAGAATGATGCAGCGCACATCCGCGTCAAACCCTGTGGTCAACACCCCAACATTGCAGATGACTTGAATATCCTTGTTCTGGAACCGTTTGATAATCTCCGTCCGCTCGTCCAGCGGGGTGTAAGCATCCATGTATTCCGCGAACACGCCTGCCTCTTCGAACTGCTTCTGGATGTTTTTGGCGTGTGCCCGATTAACCGCAAAGCAAACCGTCTGCCGCCCGTATGCCTTTTCCATCCATGTGGTGACGATGTCTGCGACCAATGCGCCTTGGTCCATCGCCTCGCCCAGCCCCTTGAGATCGTAATCTCCGGCAACCGTCTTTACCGCTCCAAGATCAGGGTGCGCCGGGGCAAAGACCTTGAACCCAGACAGGTGCTTCATGTCGATCAGCTCCTGCATGGTGGTACCGATGATCAAGTCATCCCAGATCTTGCCCATCCCACGCGCCCATGGGGTGGCGGTCAGGCCGACGAACGGGATGTTCTCCCACGCCTGATAGTTGACCCACTCGCCCACGAACTTGAACATCTGGTGGCACTCGTCGATGATCACCAAATCCGCATCCGGCAACTCGCGCCGCATCAGGGTCTGAATCGAGCACACCTGCACGGGCTGCCGAGGGTCGGTCATCTCGTGGTTGGCCTGCATGACCCCGATCTCGTGGATGCCGTTCTGCTGGAACCGTTCGACCGTCTGGTTGATCAACGACAGCGCCGGTACGCAAAAAATCACCCGCTTATCCTTCGACCGTGCCATGTTGATGATGGCCGCTGCGATGACCGTCTTTCCCGCTCCAGTGGGGAGCTGCATCACAGGCCGCCTCTTACCGCATGCTAGTGATCCCCGCAGTGACGCAATCGCCCGTTCTTGGTAATTCCTGAGTTCCATAACAATTCCCCTATTCAACTAAAGTAGTAGGCGGCACCAATTTCCCCTATATAGAGTACTATCTAATACCATGGTTCCCTATACTGGATTGGAAGGAATAATCTGTATCTGTATCTGTATCTGTATATATGAAGGTGCGTTCATCGTCTGTTGAACGACCGTTGAACGGTGTTTCAACGACCGTTAAATTCTTTCTCTTTTTCAATCGTTTAGCGGCAGACCTTTTCCCCGCCTCAGACTGCTGTTTCCGCGTTGATTTTGCCTTCGCGATGTCACTTTCGATGCGCGTGTGCGTCCACTTTCCATCAGCGACACAAAAAAATTCAACGACCGTTGAACGAGCGTTCAACCACTGTTCAAGAGACATCTTGGCAATACCCGCCAACCGCCGATCATCATCCGGCAAAGGGCACCCGCGTTGCCAATAATTCAGTATCAGCAAAAAATATGCACCATGCTCAATGGTGGTCAAATGCTGGGTGTCTGACAAATAATCTGTCGGATAAAATTGCATGTAAGGAAGAGAATTAACCATCAGATCACCTCAAAGATATGGTTGATCCGATGAGCGCGGGCCGTTATAATGGGCCTGTTCTTATCGGAACACCTGCATTGTTCCGTCTTTGGCCAGAGGAGATTCCCGTCTTCTCTGGCCCTTCTTTTTAGACTTTACCCTCTTTCTGGGCCAACATCAATTCAAAAAGTTTCAGAACCGACTTCGGCACCTTCCGGTCACCGGCCAACCATTTGTAGATCGTCCGTTCCTGTACGCCACAGTACGCGGCGGCCTCACGGTTCAGGATTTGGAGTTTCCACAGGAGGGTGGCCAACTGGGTTTTTGGTTCGACCATTTCCTCAGATGTATGCTGCATGGATGAACTCGACTGCCTCCTTCTTGGAATGGCACTGCTGTAAGCTGCCGTTGGTGGAGGCCGCCCGATAGAGCGGTCCATTCCGGTGGATATAACCCATGACGGTCTTTTCCCCCTGTTTGTCGATCCCGACCTCCCATTCGGACATGGTCAATTGATTGACATAGTACCGGTAAAAGGTCTGGACGGGTTCGTCTTCGATGGTTGTGGCAACCACAATGCCGCATAGATCGGCGATTTCACGCGGGAGATCAGTCATTTGACACCTCCCGCTTCACAAGGTCGCACCCGAAAACATCGGCCAATTTGGCCAGCGTTTCGAAGGCATGATTGACATGCCAATCTTTGTCCTTCTCGTCGCGGAACCAGAATGACACCTCAGCATGGGTGGCGATGTCTTTTGCGCGGTGGACAACGCTGTGGATATTTTCAATTTCTGAATATTTCATAACAATTTCTCCTTACTTACCAAGAGGATGAATAGTCGTCGCGGCAGTTTTCCACGATGTGCTGCTTGTGATGGTTAAGGATTTCCTGTGCGAGCGGATCGGTGGGATCGATCTCTTCTTCGCGGATTACATTGCCATTATCATCATATACAGTGATGGCGAGATTGGTGTCGGCATACCAGTCGTATTCGGTGCCGCTTTCGTCGGAAACAATGTCATAACCGACCTCGAACGAGCAGTCGATGGTGCCGATGGAGCTGTCGAAGCATTCGATTTCATAAACAAACATGGCGGTCTCCTGTTGGGTTGGAGGGGGAAACCCCGCATTAAGCGGGGGTCTTTGCCTTGATTTTGATGACGGGGAAGGGGTTGCCTTCAACCTTGCAGGATTCAACCTGCTCCTTGGTGACACCGAGTTTTTCGATCAGAACGGCCTCTGACAGTGCGCGGCGGACTGACAGGTGAACAGAAACAACGCAGTCGGTGCCTTCGATGCGGTCAACACCGAGAGCGTCAATCTCAGCTTTGACTTCTGCAAGAGCGGCATTGATAGCATCAGACTGTGCTTTGAGGGAGGCGTAACGGTCGGCGAGGGCTGCAATGTTGGTCATATCAATCTCCAGTAAGTTATGTTGTGGTCACCAGCGACCATGCACAACTTATAGACCTGCCCGATGGGCATGTCAACTGGGCATGTCAATTTTTTTTAAAAAATATTTTCGTTTAAATTCAGATATTTATCTCACCTGCCCGATGGGCATGCAAAAGTTTTTTGATCAGCTCCTCATTTTTTACCAACCACTTCATGGTTTCGGCCGCCGCCACAAGGTTCGGGTAGTATCCCTCCATGACCTGCAACACCGAATCGTCCCGCTTTTTCTGCCGGATCAGGTTCCGTTGAATATCCATCGAACCCCTTGTATTCGCTACTATAAGTTCAACTGCGGTGGCCTGCGATTGAATGCTAGGTTTGGTCATTGCGGGCGTTCCAAAATCTTGTGCCTGTATATGGTGCGTGTTGGTCGAAGAAATACCAGCAAGCATTGTCCTTGCCGGTCATGTCGCTATTTTCAAACCACTTTACCCGTCCCACCGACACGATATCATGGCAAAACATCAGATAGTCCGCCGCCTGCCGGGTATGCGCCCAGTCAGCGTCAAACAACAACCAAGTTGGTGCTAAGAACGAGCAATTGCGGATGATCTGGTGCAGGACCGTCCGCTCCCATGGCGGATTGGTTATGATCAGTTGTGCCCCTTTCAGATCGGCCTTATTCAAGAAAACCGCGTCATGGCGCTCAATCCACCCTGCCAGAGGTTCGATGTCGTATGCTGCCACGCATTCTGCCGTCCCCATCAGGTGCTTAACCAGATCGCCTGCCCCGGCGCAGGGTTCGCAATATTTGATCCCCTCTGGCAAGAACGGCAACAACGGTTTTGTGGCCCGATATGGGGTCGGGTACAGATCACGCGGTTGTCGGTCGAAATTCGCGCTTCGTTTCGACATCATTGAACTCCGTTAAAAAGATCTGACACTTGTCGCCTTTGGACCCCCACCACGCCTCTAACATCTCGCATTGGTGATCATCCTCAATCGCTATTCCATTGAGGCAATCAAGCGCCGCCTTCAATAGGTTATCCAGATCCCTGCGCCGCTTGTCCGGCCGATCTGCAATTAGGGTTAACTTAAATTTACCCTTAATCTTTTTTGCCCCGATCTGGGCCTTCAGATCCCACTGTGCCGCCGTCTTCCATGCGGTGTATTCTGGCGATTTGTACATCCGGCCCTGCTTGGTCACCCGCCACAGACTGTTGAGACTTGGCGGCAGCGGCAGCGTGATATTCAGCATTTCGCTCATGGTTCAGTGTCCTTGCGATTATATGTTCTTTAATGCCGAGGCGTGCCCCGATTTCATGGGTGCTAAGGCCCTTCCTGAACCAAGACAGGACCATCCCATCTGGGGCAACTTTCTTAATCATAGAGGTCAGGCCGAAGTTTCTTGCGCGGGATCTTGGTAAACTGCGATACTTTTTTCAGATGCTTGATCGGCACATGCTTCCATGTAGATATGCAAGCGCGGCTCACCCCCAACAAGTTGGCGATTTTTGTTTGAATGCCGAAGTTTTTGCGAAATAACTCCTGCAAAACCTCGTCACGGTATGCGCGAACGCCTTTTTTGTGAACGGTCATTTTCCCCCTCCAATAAAAAAATTAACAAATCGCTTGACACAATGATTGATCTGAACTTAAATGTCCAGACCAATTGTTATTAAATGGAGAAACAAAATGAATATGTCCGATGACATCTCTGCTCTTGCTGAAGCACTTTCCAAGGCACAAGGCGCTATTGATGATGCGTCTAAAGGTGCGGTCAATACTTATTACAGTTCAAAATATGCAGACCTTGCTGCTGTCCGTTCAGTGATTCGCGAGCCGCTTGCAGTCAATGATCTATCAATCATCCAATTGCCCAAAACTGTGCAGGGCGGTGTTGAAGTTACAACTATGCTGCTCCACAAATCAGGACAATACATCAGCGAATCACTGTTTATGCCTTTGTTTCCAAAGGTGAATAAGGACGGCAAAGTAACCGAGGTGGATGCTCATGCCATTGGTTCAGGGATTAGTTACGCCCGCCGTTATGGACTGATGTCTATCCTTTGCCTTGCTGCAGATGATGATGATGGCAATGGTGCTGTCAGCCGTCCCCCGCAGCAGTTTAACATCGCCCACAACAAGATCACCATACCAGAAGTGACCATCAATACCGATGCGGCAGATAAACTGCTGGCAGAAGCACAAGAGATCGCTAAGACGGGATCCGCTGCAATGCGCGATTGGTGGTCTGGGTTGAAGGCTGATCAGCGCAACCTACTCAATTCTGATCAATTGAAGAAACTGAAAGCAGCAGCATCTGACGCTGATAAAAAGGTGGCGTGATGGAAATTGATTTAACTGCTCTTTTATTTGGCGTTTTCTTTTACATGTTAATAGAGTGGATTCGGTCATGATGGACATTGTTGAATGGTTGCGATGGAATGCAAAAGAGCAGGGTAGTCGTTTTGGAGAAGCCGCAGACGAAATTGAACGGCTGCGGGAGGCGTTAAACGGGTTTGAAAAAACAATGTCTGAAGCAACTAAAACAATAAAAACTTTACTGAATGATTTGAAAATACAAACTGAACTAAAAACAAGATTGGAAAAAATTTGCGAAAAACAACACAACATTCTGATTGCTAATGGTATTTTCCCGCAAGAAAACACCAAACAATAAAACAGGAGATAAAAATGGCCGATCGTTTCAGCATGGGCTGGTCTGGCACGAGGCATAAGGGTGTTCGTATTGGCACCCTGTGGACCACCAAAGTAGAACCCGATGGTGATGTATCTTTTTCACCATATTTTGACGAATTGGATGATGTCGCCAAAATCGACATCCTAGAAGATGTCATCGGACTTTTAGAACGAGAGTGCGATGAAATGAAAAAATTTTTTCCTGAAGAAGCGCGTAAATTATTGGGATGGAGAGAAATAAGTGATGGAACAAGGAACCGCTGAATGGTTTGCTGCTCGGTGCGGGAAAGTTACGGCATCCCGCGTTGCCGACATCATTTCTAAAACAAAATCTGGACCCTCTGCCAGTAGGGGGAATTACATGGCAGAGTTGGTGTGCGAAAGACTGACGGGTGTCGTTGGGGACGCTTTTAAGTCTGCCGCAATGGAGTGGGGAACAGCCCAAGAACCTCATGCGCGTGCTGCTTATGAAGCAGCGGGGGGCGTGCTTGTCGAGGAAGTTGGGTTTGTTCCCCACCCCGCCATACCAGAAGCAGGTGCATCGCCTGATGGTATCGTAAACGGCGAGGGTCTGGTCGAAATCAAATGCCCTAATACCGCAACCCACATAGACACCCTGCTTTCTGGCAAGGTGCCTGAGCGGTATATAACGCAGATGCAATGGCAGATGGCCTGCACGGGTCACCCATGGTGCGACTTTGTGTCGTATGACCCACGGATGCCAGAAAACATGCGTCTGTTCATCGCACGGATACCGCGCAATGATGCGTCCATCGCCTTTATGGAGGCAGAGGTTCGCGCATTTCTTGCAGAGTTAGATGCTAAAATTGCCGATCTAAAATCACAGTATGGAGACACAAATGGCATATGAGAAACGGCCCAATAGCGGGTCTGTCTTTTACAACAAGCGCCGCCGGGATGATAACGATGCTGCCTATACGGGCGATGCCCTGATCGACGGCAAAGAGTTCTGGATAAATTGCTGGCCTA